GCTACTGCACCGAATATATTTCCTTATTCCCCTGTTGTTCAAACCGAAGGAGTTAGTGGAGACGAAATGGGCGAACGTTCTCAGGAAGATCAAGAAATTCTCAAGCCTATCACTGGTCGTCTTAAAAATTCTTTTCTTACTTCCGCTTTGTTGACAGGTGAATGTGTGACTTCCGTTAAAAATTTTCTTGGTAGACAAGCACTGTATGCGAAAATTGATAATAGTACTACAACTAGTACTATAAAAATTTCTCCATATGATTTTCAGCGACCTTTATCTGCATTGTCTGAAAATATTACTAATTTTGATTTTTTAGATTATTTTTCTTTTATCTATGGATGGTATGCTGGAGGTGTTAATCTTTCAATTTATAATTTAAGTAATACTATAGTTAGGTATTATGAAGTTAGAAGTTTACCTGGCTTGAATTCTTATTATCCTTCTACATTTGAGCGTGCTAGAGCATTGACTACTGCTGAACAAACTAGTTATGATAATACATTGGCACAACTTCCTTTACCTACTCAAGTTGTTAAATCTGATTTAGAAGGTATGGTTCATATCATGGTGCCATATTATAATAGAGTTCAAATAACTCCTGCTTTAACTAAGCAACAAACTTTAAATCTAACGGAAGAAGGTTCATATCCAACCCCAATTTTATATGTAAAAGCTGCAAACGTTTTCCCAAATACAAAAATTTATAGAGCAGCCACTGATTCATTTCAATTTTATTATTTATTAGGACCCCCTCAAGTAGTTTTATTATCTGGTTCTGCACAATTAACTCCTTTTATATATCCTGATGTTCTTATGAAACGTCAAAAACAAGCGGTTGGTGATGTAGGGAGCGGTACTTTAAAAGTTTCCCCATTTTTTCAAAATAATCAAATTGATTTTGTAGGTCAACAAACTTTAACTTTAGCTCCTGATACACAATTTTTAACACGTTATCAAACTACAAGTGGTGATCCTTGGTCTTTTATGATTTGTCCAGGTGGTGATACTTATAATTTTACTTTATCTGGTGGAGATATGCGTATTACAAAATCTGGAATTTCTTTATATGCATGGGATTTATTAAATGGTAGTGTATCAATTTTGAACTCAATTGGATCTAGTAGTGCATTTTATCGATTAGTTTCAGTTGATTCATCAAACTCTGAACCAATAAAAAGGTCTACAATTTCTTCTGTAACTCTTTCTTATAATCATTCCAATGCAACAATTCCTGGAATTAATGGTGGTTCAACAATTACATACAATACAGATGTTGTAGTTAATGATGATATTCTTGTTTATAATACAAGCTTAATTATAATTCCTAAAGGTTCTTTTCTTAGAATTAGTATGGATAATACGGCTCTTGCTTGTATATATGGAGGATCTGTATACTATTTTGTTGGATCATTTGGTGATGATATCAAGTATACGGCAGGGCTGTTTCCTAATCCATATGTATTGAATGATCCGATATAAAATGTCCCGTGTTCACGGTTATAATATGAAACATCCTAGCTTCCGGTTATAATAGAAGTAATTTAACGTTAATGATAAAACGTGCCCTTACCTAG